AGTCAAGCTCATCACGGGATATAGACCCACCATTCTCTCTGATCGCAGCAACAATCAAGTCTTGACTGTTGATGCCTTTGTTCTTACGGCCTCCAATATACCGCATACTGCGCTTGAGACTAACTGTAGGACTGACTTCCTCTGGTGTACAACCAAGGAACTCAATGCCTTCAGTCTCGGCTTTCTTCATTGCACCGAATATAACATCCAATGCGGCTGAGGTTACACGGTATTTCAGTATGAAACTGGTCATGCTCCCCTCCCATACTGCGTGTTAACCAACTCTGCAATGCCCCGATCAATGATATCGCAAGGCTTGCGCTTGACGCACCAGCTAATGCTTAACCGGCCAATGCGGATGAAGTGTAATCCACCATGTTTGCGGTAGCTCATCTCTCTGCTCCCTAATCTCAATGGCCCAATGCCACTGTGAGCGTAGTCTATCACACCGCGCCGATCGCCGTCAAATCACGATTTCGTGAGGCGCATTGAACTGTGACTCACTCACTTAGCTCATAACATCCAATTGTCTCATCATTTATACATCTTAGCACACTTTACACCATAATGCAAGCACGATCTTTAATTATTTTCTCCATTCCCTTCTCAAACACATCTCAAAGCTATCTCAAACCTATCTCATATCCACCTCATTGCCTCATTCAATGCCATAGGGCACATCTCCCGCTACCCCTGCCGCTGGCCCTGCCCATGCCTCTCCCGCCCTCACCCTCGCCGTCTTGGTCCCGTCCTCGGCCTGTCCCTCACACACATGAGAATATATATACTAGAGGGTTGGTAGGGAAGTGGGGGTGGGACGGGATTTGGGCCAGATATGGCCCAAGACACCGTGGTAGACGGACACACGGGGTGTGTCACTCAATGAGGCAATGAGATAGCTTTGAGATATCAATGAGATAGCTTTGAGATAGGTTTGACCGGATGCAGGTGGAGGCAGGTTTCGTCGTGTGTGTGCGGGCACGTGCGGGCGGGCGCGCGCGAAGCTATGCAAGACTATCACGGCCTACGCGCACGCGTTGCAAACGTCGTGCCAACTCGCCGCGACCAGTCATGCGTTCAGCGCATAACGCCATTCCAAATGAGCATAACGGAAAACGAAAAACCGTGCGATGATGCTTGCGTCGATTGGCGATCATGCCACGACGCACATTGGAGCAAGCTCATGTCACAAGTACTCCCCAACCTCGCCGCCGAGATTGAAGCTCTTAAGGCAATCGTTGCCAAGCAACAAGAGATGCTTGCGCTTGCTAACAAGCCCAAAGCTCTCACCATGAAAGTCTCGGAGAAGGGCGCTCTGTCCATCTATGGCTTGGGCCGCTTCCCTATCACGCTCTATCGCGGCCAGATGGAGCGCCTGCTCGACCATGCCCCGACTATCCGGGCTTTCATCAAGGCCAACGAGGCTGGCCTCTCCGTCAAGTCATAGTCTCCCATCGGCCACAGTGACGCATATGTCACTGTGGCCCATCGGCCACACCCACTCTGGCCTCTCGCCCTTGACCGGGCGGGGGGCCAAAATTTTGTCAGCGCCGAGGCCACAGAGGTCTCCTCTCCTCGATGTGCCATTTTCGAAAGTGATGTATCTTACGATGGGGAAAATAAATATTATTTGCGATTGACAAAGGTGCGAAAGTGTGCTCTACTGGATGACAATAGGAGTATTGTGTTTTGGGTTTTGATGGCTTCATAGATGTCTCGGGAATGCTGCGTGGGGGCGTGTACATGCTCCTGCATCGCGGCGTTGTCGTGTATGTCGGGAAGTCTAAGGTTATGCTTGGGCGCATCTACTCTCACCGTGTCGCTTGGGGGCGAAAGTCTCGCAAGTCCATTACAGGGAACATCCCTGCGCGCGGGATTCTCTTCGATCAGATCTTGGTCCAACCCTGTCATGGCGAGTGCATCAACCAGCTTGAAGCAGAGCTTATCAAGTTGCATTCCCCGCGTTACAACACGCAGCTGAAGACGGCTCTCCCGCCCGAACTTGCATTTCTTATTCGGCGTCTTGCGCCTATTGCCCCGCGCACCACTTTCGTTCTCGATCGGCGAGGCTTCTAATGGCACTCCGTCGCAAAGGCAACTTCGCACCATCTTCCAAGCCCAAGCTGCTTGAAGTGCGCCCACTCACGCGGGAAGATCTAAGCTTGCTCAAGACCGGCTACCAGATCAAGCCCAACAGAGTCCAATCCTTCCGCGACTCCCATCATCGCGTAGCGCGGTTGTTAGCCGCAGGCCTTCACATACCGGACGTTGCCGAAGCCACTGGCTATGCCATTGCCAGCATCTATGCCTTCAGGACTGATCCCGCCTTTAAAGAACTCATGGCGGAATACCGTCCCTCTGCTGAAAGCGTGGTTCGTGATGCCATTGCAGAATACGAAGGCCTGCTTATATCCAATCGTATGAAGGCCGAACGCAAGCTCGCCGACCGTCTCGATGACGAAGACGAAGACCGCATCACCACCCGTGATCTAATCACCCTCGCACGTGACGCAGCCGACCGCACCGGCTTCGGCAAACGTGCCACCAACGTCAACGTCAACGTAGACATGGCCAAGGCCCTAGAAGAAGCCCGCCTTCGCATTGATCAATCTCGTCTACGCACCATTGATAACGCACCGTCCTCCCCGGCGACGTTGTCAAGGCCTGCTGTGAACTCGAGTGGTCTCCAGCCTTCTCGTTCACAGCAGGCTTCTCCTCTCAGGCCTGCGCTTATCAATCGGCGAGGGTTCTGAGATGGGGAGTGGGGGCACCGAATCGCTGGCTTGCCGATTGAGGTGCCCCCGTCCCTTTGAGCGCGCAGCGCAAACGATGTGGATGACTGTGAGGGGGACACAGTCATGAACACAGATCTTATTGAATGGCTGGCCTCCGTACGGGATGATCCGTATGAGTTTGCGCTTGGCGCATTCCCTTGGGGCAAACCCGGCATCTTGGAAAAGTTCCCAGATGGTCCGTTGGACTGGCAACGGGATATTATGTTCGATATCCGGGACGGACTCCTCACCATCGACCAAGCCATTCAGCTCGCCACCGCTTCCGGTCACGGTATTGGCAAATCCGCCCTTGTCTCCATGCTCACCCTTTGGGCCTTCACTACCTTCCCCGACACCCGTGGCGTGATCACCGCCAACACCGAGACGCAGTTGAAAACCAAAACATGGGCCGAACTCGGCCGCTGGTTCAACCTCTGCTGGTTCACCCGCGAACACTTCACCCTGAACGCCACTTCGCTGATAAGCAAGGACCCCGACCGCGAGCGCACATGGCGCATCGACATGATCCCGTGGTCCGAGAAGAACCCCGAAGCCTTCCAAGGCATGCACAACAAGGGCAAACGCCTTCTCATGATCTTCGATGAGGCGTCCGCCATCCATGACATCATCTGGGAGACCGTCGAAGGTGCTACCACAGACGCAGACACTCAAATCATCTGGCTCACGTTTGGCAATCCGACGCGGTCCGTGGGTCGTTTCCGTGAATGCTTCGATGGAGGAAAGCATCACAATTACTGGAAGTGTCGTCAGATTGATTCACGAACCGTCGCCATTACCAATAAATCTCGTTTCGAGCAATGGATCAGAACCTACGGCGAGGACTCTGACTTCGTTCGTATCCGTGTTCTAGGCCAGTTCCCCCGCCAAGGCCTCATGGAATTCTTCATGGCCTCCGATATCGACGCGGCTATGTCAAACGAACGGGAGATATTCATTGACGCTTCAACTCCCTTGGCTATTGGCGTGGACGTTGCACGATATGGCGCAAACAAATCGGTTATCTACCCGCGCAAAGGCCGTGATGCTCGCACAATCGCGCGCAAGGTCTTCAACGGCATTAGCACTGTTGAGCTATCGAATCATGTCTTCGAGGCATGGCTACAATGGCGTCCGGATGGTATCTTCATCGACGGAGGTGGAGTGGGTGGCGGCGTGGTCGATCAATGTCGATCCCGAAACCTTTTCGTCCACGAAGTCCAGTTCGGCGGCAAAGACGACATCACCGGCATAGCCAACGACAACTCCGGCGAACGCTATGCCAACAAGCGCGCGGCCATGTATGGCGCACTCCGCTCTTGGCTCAAGACCGGGATCGTAATCAAAGACGACGAACTCCGATCTGCCATGCTCGCCATCCGCTACACCTTCAACAAGGCCGACCAGATCCAACTCGTCTCGAAGGAAGATCTCCTCGATGAGAACCCCGGCCTTGAACTCGACGCCCTCGACGCTCTCGCACTCACCTTCGGCGGACCGCTCGCACCCTCGTTGACCGCTGGAGGCGATCCTCCCGGTCAACGAGACCTTGTGGAGTCCGAATACAACCCCTTCGACCGCGAATTCATGGACGCAGCATGACCCCATCCGCACCACAGCAGATTATAATGCCTGCCGCTCCGCCCCCGGCGCCGGTCTTCGCTAACGCACCAGAAGGCCACAAGCCCGGAGCCAAATCTTCCGCGACCACCTTCATCGGCTCGGCAGCTCTCCCTTCCCAAGCCAATGCTGGCTGGAAGTCTCTTCTAGGACAGTAATATGCCCAACATGCCCATCCCAGCATCTGCTCCCGGTCCCGGCTCTCCTGCGCAAGCCCCAACCTCCGCAGCCAACTACCTCATGGCCGCATCCGAAATGGCGCAGCAAGGCCTCCTCACCAACCCGAAGGCCGACCCACAACGCTCTGCCCCTGCTGGCGTCATTGCCGATCCTGCCAGCTTCCCTTCCAAGTCCGGTCCCAAACGCAACCTGAAAGTGGTGAAGTAAATGGCCGGTCTTGCCTATGGCAACCCAGTAACCGCCTCGGGCAAGGATCAACTCCTGCGCTCCTTCCAAATGGGTCGTCTCCTTGGCCTTCGCGTCAACCGCTACAGCTGGTGGACTCACGCCCGCGAACTCGCTGACTACTTCCTCCCCCGGAGGTACAAATGGCTAATAACCCCAAACCAGATGAATCGTGGCTCGCCCATCAACCAACACATCTTGGACTCTACTGGTACATTGGCGGCAAGAAATTTAGCCTCGGGTATGATGAGCGGGATCAGTTCACCCTCACGCCCTTGGTTCAAGCTGAAGGTTGGCCGGATGGATTCGGCTCAGACAAACCCTGTTAGCCTTTGGCTATCCGAATGTGAGCGCTTGATGCGCCTCGTCTTTCAAGAGTCCAACTTCTACACCTGCATGGCCATCTTCTATTTCGACCTTGTCGTCTTCGGGACCGCTGTTGTCCTCATCTACGAAGACTACGACAACGTCAT